GAAGACGGGCTAAGATAATAAGTGAATTAATATACAATTAGCCAGTAAATAGAGCGTATTAGCTAAACAAAGTCCTATTTGGACTCATACTGGGATTCTTGAGAGGTATAAGTGGGGGTTTTTGATATGGGTGATAATGGTTTTTTAAGATAATAATGTACAGAAACCATAGATGCTACCGTTACTACAGCAACAAATAGTAAGCTTTTGATAAAAGGAACGTGAAATTCTTTAAATTTTGATTTACTCATCATAATTATCATCCTCATATAAGTATTCTTCTAAATATGCTACTAAAGCCCCGTGTGCGATGATGCAGAAGAAAATAATAAGGTGTCCATATTTGATCAAGGGGTCATTATGTGTCATTAAAATATCTCAAGATTTTGGCCGTTATGGCTAACAGGAGTAATAGTCCTATGAGGAGGATGAATATTCTTGTGGGATCATCATGTATAAAGGTTGGACAAATTGGTTTACTAACTGTGGAAATTATTTGAACTATCATTGTCGTCTTTCCTAGAAAGATAAGAGACAAAATATAAACCTCCAACATATACTACTGATTCTACTAGAATCAATCCCAACATGAAGAATCCTAAGTTACTAAATATTTCATTCATAACCAAAAACTTTTTTAATCAAGCCCAGAAAATATCCTGATTTGGTTACAATTTTTGGTTCAACCTGCTCAACTTTGTCACAACTTTCAGTAACACAATTCTTCTTACAAACTTTCTTGGAACAAGTTTTCTTTTTGGGAGTAGCTTTCTTTTTTGACATTGTTTTTATCCTTATGATCGGCTGACTGTTACCATAAAAACCAAATCCAGATGATTAGGTGAGACTATTAGTTATAGTAAAATTTTTTATAGATATGTCAATATCATTTTTTAAATTCTAATTTTGGTAATAAACATTCTATAGAATCATTGATAGGAACTACTTCTATTCGTAACAAAGTATCATGAGATTGGGGATTTTGTTTGGAATAACTATTAATGAGATTTTGAATTTTCCCACACAAATCATTACAATCCAAATTCTTATTCAAAGAAATGGATACCATATTCCGACTGACTATAGCCATAAAAACCAACCCTATATATTTAGGTGAGACAGACCCACCAATTTAAATAAAAATAGGAGACCAATCATTCCTGACTGATCCCCTATTTATAGTATACCTGGGGCTTTGATCCTCAAGTAGAACTTATTATTTAATCGCTGGAGGAGAACAATGACCTGAGTAATAATATAACGATACTAATGCTAACAATGTCACGATTGTTCCAACACTCCAATAAACTAATGTATAATTCATAAAGCACCTCATTGGTTAATTGTAAAAGTTTCTGTATCTGCCTTATCGGTTTTACTAATCTTATTCTTTCGAATAACTTTAGTAATACGTCCACGACGATCATCATGAGAAGATTCTAAGAAGCATTTGTCTTCATGGTTATCATGAAAACCCTTAAAATGCCAGTCATAACTTTTTAGAATATCTTCTGGAGTAGTAGAATGATCATAAATTTCACCCTCTACTTCAAAAGAAATTATTCTGTGAAATTTCTTAGGCATGATGATGCTCCTCTTCTGTGAGAGTAGCAGGACCATTAAAATCTTCCCAATTTTCTACCAAAACATCTGGTGCTTCTTTCCGTATCTCAGCTTCTAAGGCATAATTAGATTCTTTATCTTTTTCATGCTCAAGGTAGTCTCTTAGTCTATCCTTAATCTGCATGAAATCTAATTCTCCTAATATCTGATCAATATACTTTCTCTGAATTTCCTTACGATTAATCTGACTAACATATCTAGCACGCATAATACACCTCATGGTTAAAAGTTAAAAAACAACTCTTTGCCCATGATTCCATCAGTCCCGCATTTGTCTCACCAAGTGCTTGACCATTGGCTCCGTTGACTCTGGTTATTATACCGAAAGCGGCCTAATAGCACAAAGAGATTTTATTAATCTTTTTTTATCTGGAATCTCTTAACTTCAGCGTTCGCTGATTCGTCTTGAGATACTAATGGTATATTGTAAGATTAATTTATCCTTGGGCCTCGCAGAATCAATTAAAGGATGGTGTTGCTCTCGTTTCACATGCTATTAAAAAATGACGGCCACAAGACCTCCCTGATGGTTCTATCGACTTCTTTGGCCGACTTCCAGAACAGATCAACCCTGTGCGTAACCAACATTAATGGTTATAGCAGAAGATGCTTTAAGCTATAGATAAACTCCTTGCGATTGGTGATAAAAAATTTTTTAGCTTGACAGTACCATAAGGTTTTTTTATGTATTATACAGCTGGGTAAGAAAGAATAAGTTTGAAGTACAAAACAGTGTTTAATCAATCTTCTTCTGTATCATTACTCTTCTAAGAATTCAGCCTATAAGGGTTAAGGAATGGTGTGTCAGACCTTGCTTTTTCAGGCTTTGACCTATATAATGTTTGTATGACTCACTTGGTAAAAAACAGGATGAAGACTAGCAGCAGAATGGCCAATATAGATTCCTTTATAAAATTAGGAAGAGATAATAAGAACAAGCAAACAACTATCAAGCTACGATATCGTATCCGTTAGCTCCATTGTACCATATCGTCACTTTTGACGCAAATCCTTAAGAGCAAACAACTTACAATACTAACCGGTCTCTCACCACCAGTTACTATTCTTTGACAACCTCCTTTAGTTTTTTAGTAATATTGTCGAACGTTTTATGAACAGGACCGGTAACAGTATAATCTTTCATGTAGGCACTAATAGCATCCATTAGTTTCCATGCTTCTTGTTTACTAATATCTATCTGCATAAAATTTAATAGCTCCATCAATAACAACGTATAAAATCACCAGAATTGCAAGAATAGGCATTAGTTCTCCAGAATATCAGGGTAATAGTCAATAATTTGATTGGTCAACATTTCATTAGTCAATCCTTCCTTGTTATCTTTCAACATATCATAAGCAAAACTATAGAGGGTATCAAAGTCCATATCATCCAAAAGTCTGTGGCAATAAATACTAGTAATATCCTGTCGATTTTCATCGGTCACAATAATTCTTTCCTTCTGCATCACAAGGGCTCCCGGTTTTTTCCTGACTATGAGATTAGACAACAATATCTAACCATCTTTATCTATTGAGAATAAGTCTCAACTATTGATCAGTTTGTTACTATCGTTGTTACTCTTTTCATTATACCACACTCTAAGACTTGTCGCAAGTGGTTGAAACATAAGAACTTAGAATAAGAGCAGCTTGTTACTACTACGATATTCCGGCTGACTATCAGCAACGTCAGCGAATCCGTTGGATTAGGCGAGACAAATAAAGGTTGGAAAAATATCCAATAGCTTATTACAATTCTATTACTATTTTAACCTAACCCTTTGCCAGATAACACCTTACATCACTATACAGTATATCGACATCGTAACCCATTGCCAATAGGGAACTTGTGAGATTCTTTGACAAACTTTTCGTAAGTCCTTGCCAGTATTGAACTTAGGACTAAATTCGCGGGCCGCTTTCGACGTAAGTCTTTTACTGGTAAGGGTTTACGTCAAGCAGAACATCTACAAAAAAGAACCGCCACCCATTGCTGAGTGGCGGCTCCCGTGCAACCCCCATGGCGAAGGAGATTAGAGTGCTTGGGCGAAGTCCATAGCCTTTTCCAAAGCCTTGGTATTGTCGTTCGCGTTGAGTCCAAACCACAGGCTGTCGAGCCGATTATCTTCGGTGCGACCCTTGTTGTAATTCAGATACTCGTTGTAGCCGTTGTACGCGGCCCACCACGTTCCACGAACCCCCGTTGCACTCTGCTTCGGGCCTTCGACCAGAGCCAGAATCTCGTCCATGATATTTCTGGTACGAGTCTTGATCTGATCGTCCGGCGTACCGTCGATGTCGAGCATCACCTTGACATACCGGCGAACGTCGGCCTGATTGAAGTTCTTCGATGCGAGGAACTTGAACTGCTCCGCAGTCGCTTCAAACTCCATGTTAATGTTATCCATAATATCTCGCACGTTTTCCAGATTGGTCTTGCTGGAACGTGTGTGACGAATACGAATCAACTTGGAGCCACTGCTCTTGCTATGGGCCATCGCCATAGTGTTTGCACACACAACGCGGATCGGCGTATAGCCAACCCGGATAGCGGTCGTGCCATCGTGCGAATTGCTGAGAAGAATAAACTTCCCAACCTCGTCGCCCTTCACGATCTCGCTATTGTCGCGGTTCAGTTGGGCCAGAACCCAAACTTTCTGACCACTATGGAGAGAACCGGCAGTATGCAATGCACACTCGCCAGCGTCCAGAAATGGCTGGAACCAATCGAACGCTTCGCTATTTTGCAGCGGAGTGTATCGCGGGCCGACAACGCCCAGAATACTATCGTCGGTCTTGCGATAGGTAGCACGGGCCGGAACGGGTTGACCGTCCACCGTGACTAAATCCTTCAGACCAACTTCCCAATCCAAACCGGCGGCAGTCATCGCCTCCGAAACTGTGGGAGCTTCGTCAAGCTGGTTACCAAGACCATGCCACGGGGTCGCACCAACAAACATCATCTGTTCAACTGCATGAGCCATAATCATCCCTTTCGTGTTGTGTTCAATCGTTCTACTTCACTCATTCTACAGTATGTTATCGTCACTGTCAAGCAAAAACTTTGGAAAAAATTTCGTGTCGTAAGTCGTTGCTGCGTAAGCACTTACGGAGGCCGGGGCGGGCCAGCTTTGTTCTAAGTCTTTGGCTGGTAAGGGTTTAGGATGATCGTTCCAAACTGCTTCTCAAAAAGTTTAGAATTGGAAGCATTATAGGCGCACTCTTCTCCCATATAAAAATATGCACCAATACATTTTGCTCGTGGAACATCATCATGAATATTGTTCATAATGCGTTTAACTGTGCTTCCCGAACAAATCAAATCATCCACAATAACATAATTAGATGGAGCAACGCCTTCGATAAAGAATTCACTATACCGTCGCTCACCCTTACGAATAACAATAATATTCTTATTAAGAATCTCTGCAATCTGTGGTACCACCATCAAGCCACTTACTCCACAGCAAGCAATACTATCAAAATTATTCTCAATCTTACGCAGAGAACAGATAGCCTTGATAATCACACTATTTCGATATTTGTGATTCAATACTCTGCTGGTATGGGCAGCGCCTTGGATAATCTTTCCGTCAGGGGTACGACGAAAATCATCAAGTTCTTGCTGGAAAGTGTTCATAAAAAAGAGTGGATGGTACGATTCGAACGTACTTTATCAAGAAAAGAAAGAAATAATAGAAAAGATTCTAGTCCCACCTAGAAGCATCCACAATATTAATCGTCATCTTCTTCTGAAATGTTTGGATAATAATTTTTTCCATAAGATGGAACCTGATCATCATCCTCCTCAATGTCTTGCATCCAAGGTTCTTCTTCTAGACCAAGATCCTCAGTATTTTCTAGAAGATCATCATAGTCATAATTGTAGCCGTCGTAGTGATCTTCATATCTCATAATTTACTCCCTTTCTTACCTGTATTCTACACCAACAATTGTCTCTGTCAAGTGGGCCCTCGGGGACTCGAACCCCGAACCTAAGAGTTAAAAGCTCCTTGCTCTGCCAATTGAGCTAAAGGCCCATCAAACTATTCGGGATTTACTGTAGTCTCCTCGTAAGAATAGCTTTCTACATTCTCACTGGTCATATCATACAGCTTATCAAATACATCGACCCAATCAAAATCCTCTTGCACGGACAATTGAATGTCGGCCAGGGTCTTACCGTCCTCAGTCACAATATCATAGATACGAAGATTCTTCATCTCAGGTTTCCTTTCTTGTTCCAATAGTCTACCATATCAATATCGACTTGTCAAGTGGTCAAGGCTTAGAAATTCTGGCTGACTACTCCCAAAACTTCCAAATCCGAAGGATTAGCAGAAACTAATGACCCTATGGAGAATCGAACTCCAATCTACAGCGTGAAAGGCTGTCGTCCTAGCCGTTAGACTATAGGGCCAGCCATCGTAACTCAATCGTCAGCCTCCGAATAGGGCGTGTCTGAGTCGAACAGACCTATGAACACCTTATAAGAGTGTCGGATGCAACCGGCTTACCTTACGCCCCGTGTTGTTTGATCATACCATAGTTATCGTCTGTTGTCAAGAGAATCTTTAGCGGAATCTGAGGGATTCGAACCCACGGAGGATTTTAACCCTCGGCGGTTTAGTAAACCGCTGCCTTAAACCACTCGGCCAAGATTCCAACTGGCTCGGTAGGACTCGAACCTACAACCGGGCGGTTAACAGCCGCCAGCTCGACCATTGAGCTACGAGCCAATAAATTCCGGGACTACGATTCGAACGTAGAAAAAAGGAACCAAAATCCTTTGTGATACCGTTTCACCATCCCGGAGAGCCGATGATCAGAATCGAACTGATGACAGGCAGTTTACAAAACTGCTACTCTACCAACTGAGTTACATCGGCAATCCTACTATTATACTCAATAGTCTCCGTTGTCGCAAGCCCTGCGATTTTCAGCGGATCGGGTTCGTTGACGCTTGGGGCGATTGTCCATAACGGTATACCGATGCTCCTTGTGTCCCGTAGGGACTTGCCACTGCGGCCTGACCTTGAGCTTGATATGGTTGCGGCGTGGTCGAATATCGTCGTTGTTGTGGAGGGTAATCATACCAGATTCCATTTTCGTGTAGGTAAAAAATTCTATCAATGTTAGGGTCGTAAGCCATCAGACAGTATTGTATCGGATAAACTACCTTTGTCAAGACCTGTTTTTGAGGCATCTTGGGAAATTTTATGTCCCCTTTCTGGTAGTCCTTGATTCCCGTATATGCCAAACCTAAAATCGTAATCACAATCCCAACCCACTGGATCATTCTCTCACCCCTTGTTGATTCTCGTCTCGTTCTCATATCTACATTATCGACCAATCCAGCGTAGAAACTTTAGAAGATTTTTAGATTTGCTCTAAAGCGTTGTGGGATAAGGACTTACGTCAAAGCCGGGCGGCCACGCTCGCCCTAAGTGCTGTCGCAGTAAGGGTTTGCGGCTAGTCTTACTCTAAAGTCCATCCGGCATCTTTTAGAATATGGCTAGTATGTAATACGCAAGTTAATCCATCAGCATTTGTATAGTCTTTATATCCACGTTCATCAAGATAGATATGCTCATCTAGTGTATCATTTTCATTTGTTTCCCATATAGCATCCATCGCAGCATCCCGTGGACATTTATTGCAGGAATAAATTAGTTCTAGTGTCCCACATTTGATATAGTATTTGCTCATTATTCTTCCTCTCGGAACTTTTTGCATTGAACACAATTACATCGCCCGTATTCATCAAACTCGTCAGCAGCATAATCAAACTGTCCATAAATATTTTCATCCCAATCGCTAAAACTCTCAATACCTACGTCAATTACAACTGGAATCCAGTATCCTTTGCGTCGAACAAAACCAAAGTTACCCCTATGGGCATCGTTATAATCCAAACCATATTCGCTCAAATAAGACACCACTTGCATGATAGCGATACCATTCTTACAGCAACTCTGAAAACATTCACCATCACAATATTCGTCATCATGACATTCTGGCATAGGCCGAGCAACTTCGGTCAAATAACCATAACAAGTCATTTCACCATCATGCCTACGAATAAAACCAACATCCCCATATACCATAGGGGCCAAATCAAACTGTGCCAAATGAGACTGAACACGATGGGCAAACTGTGCCTCTTGTTCGTTCTCAAACTCTTTGAAGCCCACGCGCTTCCGGCCAATCTTTTTATCTTTGACAATATAGAAAGCATTTTTACTTCCTGCATCATCATACAATCCAACGTAGCTCATTTTTATTCCTTTCAATGGGCTGGAAACAAGACATTAGCCAAACCACGAACACACAAGTCACATGATATACTATCTTTAGTGCCGGTGCAAGTGATTTCTGACCTACCACGACGGATTTCTGGACATACCACAAACTTTGTGGCATTGAGAACCACCAGCTTCGGCAGTGCTTGTCGCCATGCTTCGGCTTTTGCTTTGCTCTTAGGACGCTTCGGAGCAATCTTCATGTCGCTGTCACACCATGCGAACAGCTTGAACCCCTGTGCCAGTGCTTCGCCCATATCGTTATCGTCATGCACACTAGCGTACACATTCATATACTTTTCCAGACTCACAAGCCGAGAATCGTAGATATGAGTATAAAACCACATATCGGGCAACGTATCACCATCGGCAAGAATACTCTCACAAGCCCACGTTACATTAGCAACATAGTCTAGGTCAAGTTCGCCATTGAGAAACCAGTCGCCACGCTCATGCCAGCGAATAGACTTCTCACGACGTTTTGCTTCCAGAATCATAGCACGGATTTTATTCTTTTCCGTTATGACATTAGCAAAACCGGCAGTACGGGCATTTTTATACTGATTTTCAGTAGCTTCGGCATAGCAGCCGTTTCCGAGATAGTCGCAATCGGGCGGGCAAGTATCGCCAACCGGACGACTAACCACAATGCAACCCTTACCCAACTTATCATTACCGTCAGCAGTTTTCATGTTCTTCTCCTGTGTCTACCGATTCTACACTATAGTATCGGCATAGTCAAGCTAAAAACTTCAAAAAATTATTCTTGATGCAAGTTGTTGTGGTATAAGGACTTACGATGAACCGGGGCGGCCGGGCCTGCCCTAAGTGCTTATGCTCAAAGGGTTTACGACAAACGAGAGTGACGGGACTCGAACCCGCAACCTCTAGCGTGACAAGCTAGCGATCTAACCAATTGATCTACACCCCCAACAATAGCCCCAGCAGGAATCGAACCTGCAACTAGAGATTAGAAGTCACTTATTATATCCATTTAACTATGGGGCCGTCAATACCGCAAGCCCCCACGGCGTCCCGTGGAGGCTCGCAGCCATTATAACTCCTTACGGTCGATCATGCAACCGCTTCGGTAGCTTCCTTTTCTACCTTACCATCATGGGCATCACCGGCCTGCTCGGCAGTAACACCCGTAACCCTAGCTCGCCACACCTTATAGCCCTGCTCACTGAACGCCTTGACCTCACCGGCCTTGACATTAGCATGAACATCGCCGGGAAGGCTGGTACTCAGGCAATCACGAATCGAATCAACCACAGAATCACGATCAAGCTCATCAGCCACAACGTCAACAGCAAAAGTAAACTTCTTCATCTTATCTTCTCCAAAATTGTTATAGTTTCCAAATCGTTCTAGTACCAGTATACGTTACTGTTACCCACTTGTCAAGTCCGTCGTGATGGTTTTTCTTGTTGGCATCATCGAGGAGTCTTGACTTGTGATACTCTCATTCTACAGTATAGTATCGTCATTGTCAAGGGCGAACTTGAGTGTCTCTCAAAGATTTTTGATTTTGTCCTAAGCTGTTTGGTAGCAAGGACTTACGTCAAATTCGGCCGCCCCGCCTCGTCCTAAGTTCTTTAGGGACAAGGCTTTAGGTCATGAGAGATAACCCTCACAACCCAAACCCACCAGATCACGCAGCAGTGCCTCTGCCGCTTCGGGTGTTTTCAGAGTGATACTCTGCTTGGCCCCGGACTTGGCAGGAACGAACTTGTCGTAATGCCAGCCACCAACCAGATAGTCACTCCAATCCTTGGCTTCCTTCAAGCCCCATCCGGTATGAAGCCGAATAGCCTTGATGGAATGGATACGATTGTCCAGAGTCAGACCTCCGGTAATCGTTACCATACGACGCTGGTTCACACCCAGTGCCACTTCCAACGCACACACAATCTTGTCGAACATATCAAGACTGCAACCGTTTGCAATCATGTTCAGGGACTCACGCACGCTCAGTTCGATTTTGATCATAAATTCCAAAACTTTCTGTATACTTAGGGTCTATCTCGTAAATACCGTCAAAATTTCCGTTACGTTCTTCCAGAATATGAACCTGTCGCCCATCGGTAACTAAGGTGTCATACTCACTGTTATCCCAAACAAATTCACCACCATCACTCTCTCGTCGCCAGTGAACATCACGAATGGGATTATAATACAACTTCTCAAGATTGTCAATAGGCAAAGATGGATAAAAATCCTTGCGAAGCATAACTTCTTCACACTGAACCCATCCACTCACATTCTTTTTCTGTTTCTTGTTGACCCATTTCGCCCTAGCTACTTTGTTTACCAGCTTGCAACCACGCATCTCTAACTGGTATTCTGTAGGATCTACATAAAATTGGTCAACCCTTTTCTTACCCTGCATAATATTTACTTGCCACTTCCGATAATTCTGCCCATTGAGCAGATGGAATCGTACTTCGGCGTGTTTTTCGACCGTTTTCATTTACCTCTCCCGATAACAACGCATGACGTAGGCTCGTCGCCTTCCATATCCTTGTAGTATGAGGCGTGTCGCCCATTATACCAATAAAACTTTTCTTGTCCATCCCAATTATCGTCCAGAACAACAGCCCCATTCCTCTGAACTTCGATATTGTCGTATCCACCCTCATAACCCGGCACAAGCACAAGCATATCTTGGGGCAGCTTGTTCAGTTCTTCGATCAATTCAGCAACAGTCATCATTTTCCCTTTCGTGTTGCTAGTATCTTACACTACTATTATCGACAAGTCAAGAGGGAATCTTGAAAAAATATTGCTAATCGTAAAGTCTTTAGTGGTAAGGACTTACGTCGAAACCGGCCCGCCCGATTTGCTCTAAGTCGTTATGTAGCGGTAACTTATGTACCACCAACCACAATCTCCGCATAAACTCCAAACAAGACCATACTTATCAACAGTATACATACTTTCATTACAGTTGCCACAATCACACATATCACTAAAAGTTTTCATAATCTCAACCACTAGGATAATCGTCTGGATAATCTTTTGCCGGTTTAATTGGCCTGTTCATCACTCCATCATCTAGCATCCACCACGGAGCATCCATTCGGTCAACCAGACCGGGAGATTCATGACAAAATATAAGATGAGGACTAAAAGGGTCATTCGGAGAATAAGAATACTCTCCAGCCCACACACCAATATGTTCACCATAATACCAAATACCCTGTCCGTCTTCTGGCTGTCGTTCAAAAAAACTAATCCATTCCATTATTTAGTTACCTCAATACTCCACCTAGTCCCCTTCAACTCAGCAATCACACACATATCCAGCTTAACCAGTTCAGCCACAATTTCGGCCAAACGTTCGATCTCGTTAATATTTAAGTAGATCATATATTCCTACAAATTTCAACCCAAGCGTCAATCAACTCCTTAGCAGTTATACCATGCTCTTCTGCTAAAGTCAATGCCTCTTCTCGATTGGGTTTATTTACAGCAGCCGATTGGCTCCTTAAAACCCTAAGAACCTTAATTATCGCCTCGTTTTTATTCATCTTTCTCCTTTGTATTATTATACCGGCTGTTAATGGATCGACTTACCAGATGACGGGACTCGAACCCGCAACACCGCCACATATAGTGTGGAACTCTGCCATTTGAGTTACATCCAGCGATAGTTTTACGAATAATGTCCGGTATCACGCATTATCCAACCCAGCCAGTAAACTTGGTTTCTATCCGACCCCTGTTTGTAATCAGCGAACCATTTACGACTCCGGTTCTATACTCCACTAATACCCGATATTTTTAACCCTTGGGCCAGGTAAACACTAGTGGAAACCGTCCACGGAAACCTCCCTGAGATTGTTCATGAAGCAATCTGTCTGGCTCTTGGGAACGATTACTGATTGTATTATAACGTGGTGAGGACGCGATCCCCCATAGATTGGCACTACTATCCAGTGCGTAACCGGCACCGTCAGCATCATCGCTGCCGCGACATGCGATGCTTATCGTAATGAGTTACCCAACCTAGTCCAAGGCATGGACCCACGAGTTTTGTATTGTAAAGCAGATAGGGTTGAGCCATACTCGACAGCCATTTAACCGTGGCTACTTTGATATCATTCTGCCAGCGGCCCTCATCTGCTTATGTGCTAAGTATACATCTATTATCGTCACTTGTCAAGAGGCTTCTGTAGGAATTCCAAAAATTTTTTAGCATTGACGTAACCCTATGATACACAAGCACTTACATCAAGTTCGGCCGCCCGCCCTATCCCTAAGTTGTTTAAGGATAAGGACTTACGATTAGTTATTACTAGCCCCAATAGACTCACGAACCCTAACCGCACCTTCACTCTTGGCAATCTCAAGAGCCCTACAAAAGAACTCAAAGAAAATATCCAACTCATCATGTATAGCCCGCTCATCAACCCTAGCAGCACTAAACAGACGAACAGAAAAATCGGCCACACAATCACAAACAGCCATACGCTCGTCATCTGTCAACATAAAACTCCCCTTTTCTGCTCAATATACTCTATTAAAGACTCTTTGTCAAGCCCCGACTATTGGCTGACTATACCCACTCAGCCCGACCCGCTAGGGTTAGGTGGGACAACTATGAGAGATTCGCTCGATCAGCAAATTCTTCCCATAAAGTTTCTCAGCCTGACACAAAGCATGATAGGTACTGTACGCTTGAACATAGCCTACCACCTTATTACCCTTCATTACTATATAGGTATCGGTACTCATTCTTCATCCTCCGATCCAGCAAACATTTCTTCCCAACTCTGACTATCGATTCCTGTCTTCAAAACCTCACGCTGATCAGCATTGAGATATGGGAAAGCAACTTGAATCAACTCTCCATTGATCCAACGATTGGCATCATCAAGATGCGTGACTATGGAAAACTCACGACCACCAGTGGAAAGTCCACTAAAAGTAACCATGTTTTCATCACTCACAGTACGAGTCACAGAATCAGTCAAAGCATATGGCGTAAACAGCATCTTTTTCTCCTTTTGATTCTCTGTATTCTACACTACTATTATCGGCCTGTCAAGAGGAAAAACTTGAGCAAAAAAAGATTGTCGTAAAGTGTTGGGGGATAAAGACTTACGACTCGCGTGGCGGGCCGACCTCGCCCTAAGTGCTGCCGTAGCAACAACTTAGGGGTTGGTCAGTTAGTAGGCAGAGACTGCCTATTTTTAGAACACAAACAGGTTGGACACACCGCTCTTGAACAGAGCACCAGCAAGCAACGGCTTTCGGCAATTCTTCACTCTCTCAGCATAGAACTGTCGAATCTTACCGTCAGGAGTCTGGCAAGTCACCAGATGGTTAGTACGCTGAAACACAGGGTCATTCTTACGATATCGACTACGGCGATTCAAAGCCTTGATAGATGAATCGCTCAGAGTATAGACAGGCTCAATCACCTTAGCAAGGAAACGCTTCGGTTCCCCATGCAAAGGCTGTTCATATTCAAAATTGAAAACCTGACCCTCTTGAGCATTCGCCAAGCTAGCCTTCGATCCACCGTAGACCGAATAGAAGACGAAACCCACAACAGCAGCGGCAACAGCCGCAAGAATCGAACCAAACAAAACTACATCGTTCATAAGAACCCTTTCAGTTAGAAAACCAATCACACCATTCATACGCCAAGTCTACACTAATTATCGTCATTTGTCAAGCGGGAACTTTAGAAAAATTTTCTTCCCAATACTCTTTCATTTCCGCAAGGTTGATACCGCTATCATTCCAAGAGACTCCATCGGGCGTTTCATATCGCACAGGATGAGTCTCAAAAACATCACGAAGCAAAAGCTTGAAATGATCGTAAGAGATGCACTGATCAGCCAGACCATTCAACATTTCATCATTGCTAATCCACAAGCAAACATTCCATGTTTGGTAGTTCGCATAACCGTTATATGTTCCATCGGGACTCATGTCTTTACCCTTGCCTTTCTTCTATATCGTATTCTACTATCTATTATCGTCTATTGCAAGGGGTAAACTTGAATCTTACGAGATTGTAAGGATTCTCGTAAAGTGTTGGCAGATAAGGACTTACAACAAACCCGGCCCGCCCCGTCGGCCCTAAGTGCTTGAACACAAAGGGTTTACGACGAGAGGATAGGAGAATGTTTACTCAAAATCAACAAAGATGATTTGAGAATATCCGCGAGGCTTCACAGTATAGCCATCACCATAATCATGAGTGTCAGCCTTGACAGCTGTCATACCAGCAAGAGCCTTAGCCTTACGAACAACGCTACGCTGAGAAGCATTCTTTTTTGGGATGAACTCATATCGATTCACCCAACCATAGTTAGCTTCGCCACCAAAAGTATCCGTATGGGTAACAACGCACTTCATTTAACAAGTTCCTTTGCTTTCATGGTTTCAAGATACAACTGTTCCAACATCTTCACACGATTCACTGCACGATTCGTCTCACGATCCATAAGCATAACTGCTTTCTGGTGTGCTGTCAATACTTTCTTTTTCGTTTTCATTCTCTTTTTCTCTTCTTCTTATATCGACATTCTATCACAAAAATCTTAGCTGTCAAGCCTAGTTTCTACTGGTCTGTAGTGTTTTTGCATACCCATTTTGACTTCATTCAAACCACGATAGTGACCAACATAGGTCAATTCTGGTTGAAGATAATACAGAACGAAATGATTCCAGTCGAGAGGTTTCGGAATGTAGACCACTCGAAAACCCATAAGTCCAGCATCAAATTCTAGATCGTCAACTTCTCTCTGAGTTAGCTTTCTCATTTTTATACTCCTAGCCAAACATCTCATACTCTTCATCAGTTAACGCCACCTCATCGGGGCGATAGCAATTATTGCCATACAGATCACGATTCTTAGGACGCTTTTCCCATTCATCCATGAATCGGTTATACTCTTCGATACGCTTTTCTTCTTCACTTTTCATCATTCGCTCTCTTTCTCTATCTCTTATATCGACAAGTATAGCATAGAAACTTTAGATGTCAAGCAGGAAGTTTTCTTACAATTTCGTAAGGTTGACGTAAAGTATTGTAGCATAAGGACTTAGATCAAATTCGTGCCGCCCCGCCAGCCCTAAGTGCTTACGCACAAAGGGTTTAGGGCGAGTGCTCAATCGTCATACGGACCATCTTCATTGTAATCCACAAAACCCACAGCCTCATCGGCGTGGAAATCTTCTATTCCATCGTCACCATAGTAACCGTAATCTTCGTCGGTTCCCCATCCAGCGGAAGCCAACGCAGACTCAGCATCACCATCCATACTATCATCAAACGAATCATCAGAATCATTCTCCAGGTCATCATCTCCAGCCCAGTAGTCATTAGTACGATCATCAGCATCGATACCATAAAAATCTTCAAGATCGTCATACTCGTAGCTCATGGTCAATCCCTCACGATGGTGGTAATATAAAACAGGCCAACGTATCCGACAACAAACGCAATCGCACTAAGCATGATCATACTCCGGGGGAACGAAATCGTCAATATCAATTCCGACTACCTCAGCATAATCGTAAAAATCGGTCTGGATACTAGGATCGTCAATCGGCTCCACGATGTTCAGTTCGGCCATCTCAGCAAGAATCCGATTCACAGCGTCAAAATCGTTCAGCATGATTCTACTCCGTTTGGGTTTCCGTTCGTGATGCTTTGATTCTACACTTATTATCGACCCATTGCAAGCCCTACCATAAAAGTTTTTCCTTGCAATTTCGTAAGGTTGTCGTAAAGTGTTGGAGCATAAGCACTTACGCTTCGCGGGGCGGGCCGGACTCGACGTAAGTCCTTACAGATGAAGGAGATACGTCATAGCACAGCCGATAACAAAACACACCCCCCACAATATGTAGTCACTCGCTCTCATCATTTTCCTCCATATACATGATATTTGACATACTAGCGTACAGTACAATACCACAAATATAACCGAAAGCGACACTAACGAAATCCAATTGATACATCCTTGCATCTCCATTGTTATTTGGTCAATCTCCGTACCCAACCCAAAAATCATCATCTTCTTCATTCTGCATAAGAGTATATCCCCGACTCCTCATAGCCTCATATTCATTTATCCTTTGCCAAACTTCTCCCACAATAGAGAGAAAATAGACCAAGGCCAGAATAAAAAGCATTACCCCCATCCAGACCCATACCAAAATAAAATCGCTCATAAAACCTCTTTCCAAACATGGCCGTAAGCATCGACAGCAGACGTTAATTCATCATCCGAAAAATATGCGTGAAGTCCACTGGTAACTGTCACTTCCCATACATTACCCTCATCGTATTCATGTCCTACGATTTTACCAACCTTTTTCTCTTTTCCCCACATGAACGATACATAGTCACCAATTTCAAACATTTTTCTTTCCTCTTTACTTAGTAGCGAGCAACAGAGATTCTTCACGATACCGACGCAACAATTCTGTTGCAAGATAGGAAATATGCTGTTTCCTCAGTTCGATCATTTCGGGATCAGTATCCCTAGCGAGCCGGACTTGCTCTAGCCACAGGTTATCTTGCAAAACTCTAGTAGGAAATTGTTTCATCTTCATTCTCTCTTTCTTGTCTTACTATTATACCAAACTTTTCCGTCGCCGCCAACCCCTCTTATACGGGGGTGGGATTCGACCGATAATACATTGCCCACAGTTCATCCATCACAAACTGGACAACACGATCATGTGAACCACGACAAACGTAATATCCCATGTGGATGTCGAACAGAGCAAACGATCCATCTTCTTGAGGATGAAACGTGAACCCACACTTGTAGGCATAGGCGTTGATTTTACCCTTGACGGTCGAACTTTTTGGAGGCTTTCTCATTTTCTTCTTTCCTTTTCTTTCTTGTTCTATCATTATACCATAATTATCGTCCAATGTCAATAGCCTAGACCAGGAAAAATTTCCTTACAAAGTCGTAAGGTTTGAGAGAGAGATTTGGCATAGCGTTTGCGACCCGATCAGATTAGCTGTAACTCTATAGGCAGAAACCACTTACGTCAAGTTTGGCGAGCCGTCTTTGCTCTAAGTGCTTATGTAGCAACGGGTTACATCAAATCTTTCGTTTTCTGTATATTCGTTCACCATCCACCCAAACGGGTAGGTATAGCCTAGGGTACAGCTGTACATATCTGCTATTTACCCATCGTTCAGTCTCTAGTGTAACGTCATATACTAGTGTACAATCGTTCATCATTCATCTTCTCCCTTGAAGCTGAAAGGACTGATTTCTTCTCCATAAGCTGCGATAGCCTCGTACTGTGAACGCAGAGCGTCAACACGCTCACGGCTTCCCGGCTTACCAACCGAAATGATCATAGTATCCTCACCACCAACATAGCGAGGATCGGCCTTTTCTTTACGAATCTTTCCGATATTCTTCAATGAGGTACGATTGAACTTGAGAACCTTTTCGCTCACAACGTAACGCTTCTGGTCGGTCACGCCATAGACGTAATCGGTATCTTCAGTGATCCGATCATCGGGAATCTCTACTAGCATCGGAATAGCGATACCCTTGAAGATCATACGGGCTTGACGCTTGGCATTTTCGATGATGGGATACTTGGTTTTCATTGTCTTTTTCTCTCTTTGTCTATCGTTCTCTTGTGTGTGCATTATACCAAACCTATTTTGTTCTGTCAACCTTACAATGTCGGAAGGTTCAGATTCTCCACTCAACAAACTTGAGAGTGAACACTTGACCAGGATACTTTGCAGAGATATGCTTTTCAGCAGTCTCTTTCTTGTTGTCCGAAGCACTAACACCTTGAACAATCTTTCCATCAATCATCACACTCCAAATCTTACGCTTACGAATCTTAGGGAGTGAACTGATGAAGCTATTGATGTGAGTAGTCTTTTCCATTTTCTTTTTCTCTTTCTTTCTTTTCTCTATTATACAGTATCGGTTATTGTTTGTCAATACCTTGAACCTTGCAATGTCGTAAGGTTAGATCATTCTCTGGAAGTATCGAACCTTGAGAGGATCTTGGGTAATCTTCCCATTCTGGATAAGATAGATAACCTTTCCATTTCTAACCATTGCACTAGTGTTGTTGGTAATCTGAATCGTTTTCATTTTCATTCTCTCTTTCTTATACCTATATAAGATGCAGCTTTCGTGCCAAAGCCAAAAATATTTTTCTTGCGTTTTTCTCGGGCAAAACACTATGCTACTTTCTGTGCCTAGTTTTTAAGCGTAGCATTTTGCAACAGTGATTTGCATTTTGCGTTAGCATTTTTGGCCGAGATATTGATAAGTGTAGCATTTTGCGTTACGCTACATATGGTGTGCCTAGAAAGTAATCAGCACAAGACATTTGTCGTAAGTCGTTATTCTATAGGCACTTACGTCAAATTTTCGACGCCCCGCTCGTCGTAAGTCGTTACGAGCTAAGGGTTTACGTCGGACTCAGCTCATATAGTGAACAGTTGTATACCTTACCATCCTCATCCTGTACAGATGCCCACGCATTTTCTGTACCATACACAGCATCGGCAAGTACGCCCATGAACGAACGTACAGTAACAACCCTAGAGCCGTGCATCACGGTTTGTCCATATCGTGGAGTATTTTCTGCAGTGAACATTTGTTTCCCTTTTTTAGTAGATAAGATTCATATCGGCCACAACCATACCATCTTCATACTCTAGGCCACTGTCCAGATACCACTGTCCCTTGCGTTGATACACTCGCACGGGTGAATACTGATTGATTCTATCCTTAGTGGTAGCACTATACCATCCACCAGTATTGAGGGTAGCACTATTGTCAGGATGAATCTTTACCACATAGGTACTATGCAGCATGATCCCTACGCTACCATCAGGAAGAATTTCCGCATAGGTATTATTACCTACCTTACGAGTATCCTTATTAGTCTTACCACGAACCATCTTTACTGCTTCATAGTGTGTCATACTACATTATCCAAACATATAGAGGAAGAAAAACAAACAGGAAAGCCCAACTACCAAACAGCAAAGCCAAGATACCCAATCCAGAAACTATTCCAAAAGTATCTATAGTCTCTGGATTCTCTCCCAACACATTATAACAAATCCACTTTTTCATTAGTCGTTCTCATGCAGGATGGATTGAACAGCGTTACCCACTTCGTGAACAGTATACGAAATGAAACCGGCAAAAGCAATCAAGGCAAACAGCTGAAAATATTCGATAGCTGTAATCATTAGAATTCTTTCAATACTTGATAAGATTATTGGCGACATTGAACCGAATCAATCCAGAGACACTACGATTAGCCAAAAGGCTATCGGTAACATTCTTTCCATCACGCAGGATGGTTTGAATCACAAAGGAACCACTAGGATAAACCTTGAAGGTTGCAGTGGTATTGCCAAACTTCATCGTATGCCAAGTTTCGTATCCAAAATTCATTTTCTTTCTCTCTTTCTCTTTCCAGAATTCTATCAAACTTTGTCGCCCCGTCAACCCCTCTTATCGGGGGAGGGTCATCAATCCTTTGAAGTGCGAAAACGTCAGGGTAAGCTTTTGACCAACATACTTTTGGTCAATGTACGCTTGTGCAGAACTTTTCCGATTATCGGTAGCACCAACATACTGAACAACCGTACCATCTTGGTCGGTTACTTTCCAAACCTTCTTCTGAACAATCTTGGGAAGGGTGTTGATGAAACTGTTGATGTTAGTGGTTTTTTCCATTTTTCTTTTTCTCTTTCTTTCTTTTTCTCTTACTTCTTATATCGACATTATACCATGAGAATCTTTAGATGTCAATGAAAAACTTTCCTTGCAATTTCGTAAGGTTTCTCTAAGTCTATACAGGGTAAGTAGTTATGTCGAATTTGGGAGGCCGACGTTGTCGTAAGTGCTTATCTACCAACAGCTTACGTTCAGCCTATACAAATGTTCTTAGAGAATCGTTCCGTCACCACGAATACGATACATGATCCCTCCAATACTGTACAAACAAATACCTTCGCCCATATTCTGAACAAACGTGGCCGAATATCCATGGCGAGCAACTAGGCGACGAATCGTGTTTTGTACTTGAATGGTCATTGTTCTTTCCCTCTTGTGTTGGTTCTATTATACAGTATCGGCTATTCCGTTGTCAATACCTTAGCAGATTGCAAAATCTTTCACAACATAACCCATTTCGTCAATCTCAATCCAACCACCATCATCCATGAATCCCAATTCTTCATCAATTGAGATCACATTATCATTTTCACGAACCTTTTCCAGAAGATCACTAGCAAATGCTACCCTATTCACAAAGGTATCCATTCCAGTGTTATTGATCAGGTCGTGCAACTCAGCCACAGTGTTCAGAACAATCATGTTTTCCATTTTCTTTTCCTTTTCTTCTTTCTTTTTCTCTTGTGCTTTCATTATACAGTATTTATCGACGCTTTCAAGAGAAATCTTTGGATTTTTTCAAATATAATTTCATGCCAAACACAAAATTTTCTGATTTTTTCTAAATCATTGACATAACTCTATATCCCATAAGTACTTACGTCAAATTTTGGAGAGAGAATAGTACCTAAGTGTTTATGTATCAACAACTTAGGGGGTTTTTTCGTTTTTGCTGCCCATTTCGGAATTTCCCCAAAAACCCTCGGGTGGTGCAAACATAGTAGGCGGGTCTATAAGATATTGGCCAGTTTAATAGCCAGTTTCCCCTCATCTCGACTTGACGTACCATCTCACAGTTTCTGCTAATCCGTCAGTCAAAGATACCTTTGGTTTCCATCCTAGTAACTTAGCAGCTTTTGATATATTAAGAAACCTACGAGGCTGTCCATTAGGTTTAGATTCGTCCCATTCAATTGCTCCAGAGTATCCCACTAAATCTTTAATAGATGTCGCCAGATCCTTAATAGAAACTTCAGAACCACCCCCCAAATTAATAGGAGATGGTTCATTGATCTTTTCCATTCCGTCTACAACTGCTTGTGCAGCATCCTTAACATACAAAAATTCTCTAGTAGCTGATCCATCCCCCCAACAATCTACAAAAGATAGCGCACCCTCTTTTGCATCAATAAACTTTTTGATCAAGGCCGGGATAACATGACTACTCTCTGGTTTAAAATTATCACCCGGCCCGTATAAATTAGATGGCACCAAAATACAACTTTTTAAGTTATATTGTTTATGGTATGCTTCCAACATAACAAATAATGCTTTTTTAGCCACCCCATAAGGAGCATTAGTTTCTTCTGGATATCCATTCCATATATCTTCTTCCACAAAAGGAACAGGACATATCTTAGGATAAGAGCATACCGTCCCAACCTGCACAAATTTATTAACATGGTATAATCTAGAAGCTTCTATAAGATTTAAACCCATGCTCATATTAGCATAGAAAAATCTACCTGGGTTGGCCATATTCGCCCCTATACCTCCAACCTCTGCTGCTAAATGAATAATAGTATCAGGACGATAATATCTTATCATTTCTTGAGCTTGATCAAATTTAGTCAAATCAATAAGCTTTGATCTAGGAACGAATATATCCCCGTAACCTCTGCGTAATAATTCTTGATGAACAAATTTCCCTAAAAATCCAGATCCACCAGTTAAAATAATTTTCATGAGTTATTATCAACAGGCTCTGAAATTTCCGGAGCTGTTACATTGGCTACTCCTCCATCTTTACGAGGACGCCCTCTATTTTTCTTAATATTTAGCTTTCGTCGTTGTCTACGAACCATGCTTCTGCTAATATTTTCGCCAGTTATTTCGGACAATTTTACGGACAATCCGTCATCATTAAGTACCAATTGGTTATTAACGATAAAATCAAGTTCGGTTTGTGTCCATTTTTTATAAGTTGCCATTTTAAATCTCCTGAGGAATTGACGATATTGTGTAACTATTTATTATAGTATATTGACCACATACCGCAAGGGCCTCACATGAATAAAAATACAAATTATCATATAGCTGATTCTATATTAGAAGCTAAGGCTGTTGGTTCCATTATTGAGGAAGTAAAGAAGGACCTAGAAGCTATACCAATTAAATCTATAGAAGAATTACTAGATGAGCAAAAAGAAGAAGATAGTCAAAAAAACCAAGAAAACGGCTAAAACCCCCAATACTATTAATGGTGTTGATGAAGCTGAATTTTTAATAGTACTAGATAATATTAGCAAAAGATTAGCTAATAAATTTAAATTTGGATATCATGATTATGAAGATATGAAACAACAAGCCGCTATTTTTGCAATAGAGGGTTTGGAAAAATATGATCATAGTCGCCCCCTTGAAAACTTCTTATGGACCCATGTTAGAAATCGCCTCTTTAATTACAAACGAAATAACTATAAAAGACCAGATCCTCCCTGCTTAAAGTGTCCTTTATATGATAAACTTTATCAACAATCAAATAACCAATGCATAAAATACCTTAATAAAAATGATTGCGATTTGTATAACTCTTGGGACAAACGAAACAATAGCAAAAAAAATCTTATGAGTTTAACCAGTATAGATAATGAAAAAATTGAAATTAATCAAAACATTATGGAATATGATGATATACTACTCAAAGAATTAATTGATATTTTAGATAACAAATTATTTGCCCCAGATATTCGTGAAATTTATTTAAGATTAAAAAATAATTGCAACATCTCAAAGGCCGACGTTAAAAAACTTATTGTTTACATAAAAGATAACAATCTATATGACATTGAAGAATAGCCCCAAAAAAAGAGGTCAGCTCAGTCTAGAAGAAGAACAATACATAAGAGACCACCTAGACTCTCAAACCATTGACCAAATAGCAGAAGTACTAAACAGACATTCTGCACCAATATCTAAATATGTAGATTCTTTAAAACTAGCACCATCCTCAGACGATCAGTTACTAAGACAAAAACTAAAAGGCAAAACCTTTTGGCACGAAATTGTTAAACAGTTCGATAAGGAGAGCGGCGAATTAGAATATTTTGAAGATACATGGATAGGTCTTATTAAGCAATTTAGAGAAGACGTTTTACCAGCAGAAGAACTTCAAATTAAACAATTTATCACAATAGATATTCTTATTAACAGAAGCATGAAAGAAAGGAAACGACACATAACGGATACTGAGAAATTACAAAGAATGGTGGACGAATTGTATGCTAAACCAGAAAGCGAAAGAGATACTGCTAAACTGGCTAACCTCGAAACTCAACTATCGTTCGCACGCAACAGTATCGCTAATTATACTAATGAATATACCAAGCTCCTTAATGAACAGCAAAAAATTAGCAAAGATCTTAAAGCTACTCGTGAACAACGAATCAAAAGAATAGAAGATGGAAAAAGTAGCTGGGTCGGATTAATACGCATGTTAGAAGACGAACAAACAAGAGAAAAAGAAGGACGAGAAATGGAAATCTTAAGCATAGCAGTACAAAAAACTAAAAATAAATTAGCAGAATATCACTCTTATGCTGATAATAATGTGGACAGTCCATTACTTAATGCGGAGATTGTACTAGAAAGAGACAAAGACTAATATGAGAACAGCTTTAATCACTGGAATAACAGGACAAGACGGATCTTATTTAGCAGAATTATTATTATCTAAAGATTATAGAGTAATAGGATTATATCGTAGATCTAGCGTTTCTCGTTTTGATAGAATTAATCATATATTAACTCATCCTAATCTGGTTATGGAAGAATTTGATCTTACCGATCCAGCAGGATGTCATCAGCTAATGATCGACTATAAACCAGACGAGATATATAATCTGGCCGCCCAAAGTCATGTTGCCACAAGTTTTCATCAGCCCACAACAACATTTGATATTAATGCTATAGGGGTTCTAAATTTATTAGAATCCATACGAAGACATGCTCCTATGGCTAAGTTTTATCAAGCTAGTACTAGTGAAATGTTTGGTCGCAATTATACAATAGGCGAATTTGGTCAAAAATACCAGAATGAAAATACTCAATTTTTACCACAAAGTCCATACGGAGTAGCTAAAACAGCAGCTCATCAATTAGTCACAGTTTATAGATTATCTTACCATATATATGCATGTTGCGGAATCTTATTTAATCATGAAAGTCCTCGAAGAGGGGAAAATTTTGTAACTCGTAAAATTACCAAATACATAGGACAGCTAATAAATAAAGAAACAACAGCCAAACTTAAATTAGGAAATTTAGACGCCAGCAGAGACTGGGGACATGCTAAAGATTACGTAGAAGCTATGTGGCTTATGTTACAACAACAAAACCCAGAAGACTTTGTTATAGCAACAGGCACAACGTGGACCATTAGAGATTTTCTCAAGCTAGCTTTTGATAGAGTTAACCTTAATTACGAAGATCACATAGAAATAGATCCTGTTCTATTCCGACCAGCAGAAGTAGAGTTCCTAAGAGGTAATGCTTCTAAATCTCAGAATTTACTAGGTTGGGAACCAAAAATTTCCTTTGCAGATCTAGTTAAAGAAATGGTGGAGAAAGATATTGAGAGACTTTAATAATAATCAATATAAACAATGGCGAAAAGCAGTTTATAAAAGAGACAATTTTCATTGTCGTTGGCCAAACTGTTCCATTAAAACTAAATTGAATGCTCATCATATAAAAACTTGGGCAAATTATCCAGCACTAAGATTCACAGTTGAAAATGGTATTACATTGTGTAAATATCATCATAAAATGATAAAAGGTATGGAAGACATTTATGAGGCTATTTTTTTAAAAATACTAGCAGATGATAGACTTCAGTAATTTTCATATTATCGTGGATACTAGAGAACAACAGCCATGGAGCTTTGACAACATGGTTAAGTCGTGTGCCAAACTAGATACAGGGGATTACTCATTAAAGGGATTAGAGCATCTATTATGTATAGAGCGTAAAAAAAGTGTGGGAGAAATTGCTAATAATATAACAGAAAAACGGTTTAAAGATGTAGTAACTCGCATGAGTGCTATTCAACATTCTTTTTTATTATTAGAGTTTAGTTTAGATAACGTATTGAGCTATCCTATTGGATCTAATGTTCCTAAAAAACTATGGGACAAGATTAAAATTTCACCCAAATTTATTTTAAAGCATTTAGTAGAATTACAATTACTATATAATATCAAAGTATTATTCTGTGGAGATGCAGACAATGCAGAAACCATGGCCCTTTCTATCATGAGAAAAATATATGAGCTTGAAGGACAGCCAAAAAAAGATATTTGAGGATGCTTGGTTAGGTCTTGGCGATCTAGATCAAATTGTTATTCCTCAAAATCCAATGATTCACAGAACAGAACATGACATTGAGCATCCTGATCTGCATTTATTAAGACTATTAAGAGATCCAAAATATATCGGATCTACATGTAAGTTACTATTTAATATAGAATTACATCCTATGCAGGTAGCGATTATACAAGAGTTTTGGAATCGTCCATTTCCTATGTATATTGCTAGTCGTGGTTGGGGTAAATCGTTTTTACTAGCTTTATATTCAGTTCTAAGATGTGTTTTTTATCCAGGAACTAAGATAGTTATTGTTGGAGCAGCTTTTAGACAAAGTAAAATTATATTCGAATATATGGAAACTATGTGGCGTAATAGCCCGATTCTAAGATCCATTTTTAACGGAAACGATGATGGTCCTCGTCGAGATGTTGATAGGTGTACGATTCGCTTGGGCGAAAGCTGGACAATAGCTGTCCCTATGGGCGATGGTAGTAAAATTAGAGGATTAAGAGCACATATTATCATAGCAGACGAGTTCGCATCAATTTCACCAGATATTTATGAAACAGTAGTGTCAGGTTTCGCAGCAGTATCAGCAAGTCCTATTCAAAATGTAAAAGAACAAGCTAAACGAGCAGCTATGACAGAAGCTGGACTATGGAACGAAGAGCTAGAAATATTAAACGATAAAATGGGTAATCAGGCTATTGTTGCTGGTACCGCAGATTATGCATTTAAACATTTTGCTAGTTATTGGAGAAGATACAAAGCTATTATTGAAAGTAAGGGAGATATTAGAAAATTAGAAGATATCTTTAAAGGAGAAGTTCCTAGTAATTTTAATTGGAAAGATTATAGTATTATTCGTATTCCATACGAACTTATTCCTAAAGGCTTCATGGATGATAAACAAGTTGCGCGAGCACGAGCCACTATTCATACTGGTATCTATAATATGGAGTATGCTGCTTGTTTTACAGCAGATAGTGACGGATTTTTTAAGCGCAGCTTAATTGAGAATTGTGTTGTGAGCGACACTAGACCAACCGTTATTAATAGCAAAACTATTTTATTCGACGCTGTCACATCAGGAAATACAAATCATCATTATGTATACGGTATTGATCCAGCAAGTGAACAAGATAATTTTAGTATAGTAATACTAGAAGTACATCAAGATCATACTAGAATAGTATATTGTTGGACAACCAATCGTAACAACTTTAAAGAAAGACAAAAAACAGGACTTGTTAAGGATCATGATTTTTATGGATTTTGTGCAAGAAAGATTAGGAATCTTATTAGATCATTTCCTCCTATCAAAATAGGTATGGATGCTCAGGGTGGAGGAGTAGCTATCGAAGAAGCGTTACATGACCCATCAAAATTAGAAGATGGAGAACATCTAATCTGGCCCATCATTGATTACGAGAAACCTAAAGACACAGACAGTCAACCCGGCTTACATTTAATAGAGCTTATACAGTTCGCTAGAGCAGATTGGACAGCACAAGCCAATCATGGATTAAGAAAAGATTTTGAAGATAAAGCTTTACTATTTCCAAGATTTGACCAATTAACCTTGGGACTAGCTCTAGATCAAGAAGGCAAAGATATTATGACAGCAGACTTAAATCCAATTTATGATAGTGTTAGCGAATGCATATTAGAAATAGAAGAGCTTAAAAATGAATTGACCACAATTGTTATGACACAGACTAGTAGCGGATCAGGAGCTAGAGACAGATGGGATACTCCAGAAGTTAAATTGCCTAACGGTAAAAAAGGACGATTAAGAAAAGATAGATATAGTGCTTTAGTTATTGCAAATATGCTAGCTAGACAGATAAACAGAGCATTGCCGAATATTGATTATGAGGTTATTGGAGGAGATCGATCAAAAATAGTTAAGCAGTCAGGGAAAATGTATAAAGGACCAGAATGGTTTACAAGCGGAGCTAATGACGATTTTTATACCGGAATATATAGATAATGTGTAACTAATACTGTAATCTAATTATAATACAATCACAATAAGATAACAAATATGGCCAAAAAATATCCAAAAAGTTCAGCGATTCAAACAGCCTCACCCATAGACGAAAATGCTTATGTTACATGGGGAGAAGATTTACAGAGTAAAACAGATGCTCTTAAAAAATCATCAGAATCTCTTACAGAATACAATATAGTTGAAAAGTCTACTGCTATGAGGAGATATGGATTAGACTATTCTAATCTAGACTCTAATACATCAGGCAGACCAGGATTAACAAGAGCAGACTATGACTTTTTCAGACCATCTGAAGCTACTCCAAGACACATCAAACATATTCTTATCAGAGCAGAGGATATCTATCAAAGAGTAGGTTTGGTCAAAAACGTAATTGATCTTATGGGTGATTTTGCTAGCCAAGGAATAAGATTAGTTCATAAAAATAAAAGAATAGAAAGATTTTACAGACAGTGGTTTAAAAAAGTTAGAGGTAAAGATCGCAGTGAACGATTCTTAAACAATCTATATAAAACCGGAAACATTGTAATAAATAGACAAACAGGAAAATTAAGTATAAAAGCAGCAGAAAAACTATATAAAGCAGTAGCTTCTCCAGATTTACAGATAACAGATATAGATGATCTTCCGGTAGAAAAAAGAGAAATTCCTTGGAAGTATACTTTTATTGATCCAGCGTATGTTGAAGTATCAGCTGGAGCATTATCTTCTTTTGTTCAGAACAAAAGATATGAATTAATTTTACCAGCTAATTTACGTAAACTTATTAATAATCCAAAAACAGAACAAGAGAAAAAAGTAGTGGAAGGTTTACCATTACCAATTATAGAAGCAGCAAAAGCAAGAAAAGCATATCCTTTGGATGCAGAAAAAACTCTTGTATTTCATTACAAAAAAGATGATTGGCAAAGCTGGGCATATCCTATGGTATATTCTATCATGGACGATATTACTGTTATTGAAAAACTAAAGTTAGCAGATATGTCTGCTCTCGACGGAGCTATAAGCAATATTCGTATTTTTAAGCTAGGTAGTCTAGAGCATAAAATTGCTCCCACAAAAGCCGCCGCAGCTAAACTAGCACAGATTTTAGGAAACAATGTTGGAGGAGGAACGATGGATCTTGTCTGGGGTCCAGATATAGAGCTTATAGAATCAAAAACATCTGTTCATCAATTTTTAGGAGAGGGCAAATACATTCCTCACCTTAATTCAGTATATGCTGGTCTTGGAATTCCTCCTACATTAACAGGAACCTTCGGAGCAGCAGGAACAACAAATAACTTTATTTCTCTCAAAACATTAACCCAAAGATTACAATATGGTAGAGATATCCTTACAGAATTTTGGGATAAAGAAATAGCATTC